AGTAATGATGCGCGTATTACGACCCTCGAATCGGCGAATACCGTTCAGGCGGGTCTGATCAGCGATCTAGACACGAACTTAACGTCGAACAGCGTTCGTGTAGGCACGTTGGAAACGCGTGTGACTAACCTCGAAACGTCGAACGCGGACGTATGGACTAGTCTCGCCGATAATTCGGCGCGTATAGATGTCGTATCGACTGACCTAAGTGATAACGCGACTCGAATCACGAACCTAGAGACTTCTAATGCGCAGATACATACGGATTTAGCTGATAATTCGGCGCGTATATCGAGCTTAACGCTCGGTGATGTGACAAACGTGAACAACGCGACGTCCAACACGGTCCAGTTTACGAACGCCACCACATCTTTCGTCGCGAGTGGGAACGTGGTCGTCTCGGGTAATGTCACGTCTACCGTTGGTATCGTGAGTAACGTGATCACCATAGGTTCGACGAAACGGTACGTCGTGACTGTGTCTGGCGGCGTGTTTTACATAGACGGGATCGCACAAAAATCGCTCGAGCTTCACCAGCGTCAGACGTATATTTTCGATCAGTCTGACTCCACGAACGCGACACACCCTATACGGTTTTCCACGACGAATAACGGTACACACGGCGGTGGTTCGGAATACACGACGGGAATCACACACACGGGGACACCCGGGTCTGCGGGGGCGTTCACGACCTTCGTGGTTTCTACGAGTACACCGGTAACTCTGTATTACTATTGCGCGAACCATTCGAGCATGGGAAGTTCTGTGAGTGTCTCCGCACTCGCCGAACTCGTGGTCACGGGTCGATCTACACTCGCGAACGTGGACGCGACGAACGTTCACGCAACGACCTTCATAGGTGATGGTAGTCAACTCACGGGTATCGCGAGTAACTTGCACCAGATCGTCAATAACGGAAACGTCACATCTAATACACTCCTTTTGACGAACACGGGGAAGGGTCTCGTCGCTTCGGGGACCGTGGAGGCTTCTTCGTTCGTTGGTGATGGTAGCCAACTCACGGGTATCGCGACGACACTTCAAGCCGTTTCCGATAACGGAAACGTCACGTCGAATACGATTCAGTTCACAAACACGGGAACGAGTCTCGTCGCTTCTGGTACCGTGGAAGCTTCTTCGTTCGTGGGCGACGGTAGCCAACTCACGGGTATCGCGACGACGCTTCAGGCAGTTTCCGATAACGGAAACGTCACGTCGAATACGATTCAGTTTACGAACACGGGAACGAGTCTCGTCGCTTCTGGTACCGTGGAGGCTGCATCATTCGTGGGTGACGGTAGCCAACTCACAAACCTCCCGAGTGGGTCAGGTGGTGTGTGGAACACGAACGCGGAAGGTGAGATTTATTTCACGTCGAGTAACGTCGGTATCTCGAACGCCGATCCGGGACACGAACTAAGCGTCGGTTCGAATTTGTATGTGGACGACGATGGATCAAACGTTCTCGTTGTCACGGGGAACGTCAAGGCGAACTATTTCGTCGGTAATGGAAGTCTCCTCACGAACCTCCCGAGTGGGTCAGGTGGTGTGTGGAGTACGAACGCCGAGGGTGAGATCTATTACACGAACAGTAACGTCGGTATCGCGAACGCCGATCCTGGACACGAACTGAGTGTCGGTTCGAACTTATACGTCGACGATGATGGATCGAACGTTCTCGTTGTCACGGGAAACATCTTATCGGAGGCCATGACACTCGGCGAAATAAGCATTGTTCCGTCGTACGGATTGGAGCACGTGGTCAGTGAAAGTAATGTCACCACAGAAACCATCGAACTCACGAACCCCACGACGGGTCTCGTGGCTGATGGAAACATACACGCACTCAAATTCATAGGTGATGGAAGTGCACTGACGGGTATCGCCACGACGCTTCAATCTGTTTCAGATTTCGGAAACGTCACGACGAATACGTTACAGTTTTCTAACGCGACGACAAGTTTCGTCGCCGCGTCGAATGTAGAGATTAATGGTCAAACGACGATCGGTGGACACATCATTCCGAGCGTGAATAACACGTATGATATCGGGTCGGCCGAGAACAAAATACGGGATCTGTATGTTGACGATAACTCCCTGTGGGTCGGTGACCGCGCCAAGATTTCGTTTAGTGGAGGTCGAATGATGTTTAAACGTCGTAAACTCAACCATATTCCCCGTATGGTTCTTCAACTCGCACTCGATCACGGTCGTGAAAACGAAGCTCAGGTCGAGCAACAGGCAATCGCATTCGCAAAAACGGTCGACTCCACGGTAACTACCCTCGAAGACCTCCGCCTCGAACACTGGCGTGACTATACGAAATCCATCGATGAGACGAAGGAAGTGTCGGATATTTTCGCGGATAACGAGGACGATTATGAGGTGCAGACGGCGGCCGACGCGTTGAAGGAGGTGGGGTCTAACATTTTCACGACGAATTCGTTTGCTATCGGAAAAGAAACCGCGCCGACGGCGAACCTGGACGTTCAGGGTACCATGTTTGTAAGTTCCAATTTAACCGTGGGACGAACAGTTACCACGAGCACGAATACTAACACGACATCTCAAAATTACAATAATCTCACGAACATACCCGCATCTTCGCGCACACCTGGGCAATGGCGTAGTCACACGTTTGGAAATATTACTCTTCCATCTGATTGGTCGAACGATAATTTCCAATTTAAAGTTACCGTGAATGGAACACTCGACGGTATTCCCACGGCTGAATATTTATCTATAACCATGAAAAAGCAAGGTTCTGGTACTCAACCCTCGATCGGGTTAGGGTTCAATCCTCAAAATCAATCGAGTGGTATATCGAGTAGCTCTGGTGAAGTGCATTACACGAATGTGGTCCAAACGGGTACAACAGTATCTAACGGAACGTTCGCCGCGGGAGATGTTGTCGATATTTACATGTCCATCTACGTGACGTACTGGAAAAGTTTATCCGTCGGTGTTGAATTAAGGTACGGTAATACCACGTCGACAACGCAAAAAGATTTCTTTTCCATCGACGCGGAGAATTCGAGGGTCGACGTGAACACGTCTAACATTTACCAAGATGGCGTCTCATCATCTCTCATTCCGTTCACGAAGGGTGGGGCCTATAGCGCGTGGACGCAAGAATACGAAGTGTACGCGTCGAACAGGTCTTCGTATGATTACTTTGGACAGTGTGGCGCGATATCCGGTGATGGAAACACGGCTGTTTTTATCGCCAGAAACGAAGATACCTCGGGGGGTGATTCCGGTGCCGCGTATGTGTATACGTATAACGGAAGTGGTGGGTGGCCACAAACAACCATGTTGAAAGCGAGTGATGCAGCTTCGGGTGATATTCTGGGTGAATCGGGTATTTCCATCTCACACGATGGTACGAGGATCCTCGTCGCGTCGCTTAACAACGATGATACATACGCGAATTCGGGGTCAGCGTACGTTTTCGATTTAGTGTCAGGGTCGTGGTCACAGACGCAAAAACTCGTCGCCAGTAATCCCGGTGCGAGTGATTATTTTGGACGCGTTAAAATATCCGGTGACGGAAACATCATTTACGTGGCCGCACACGCCGAAGACGGTCCGAACAATACGTTGACCGATTCTGGTGCACTGTACTACTTCACGAATGTCAACGGTACGTGGACGGAACAGCAGCTCATACGTCCGAGTGTGACAAACGCGAGCGACATTTTCGGACTCGTAATCGGAAGTTCGTACGATGGAGCGACGATGGTAGCATCTTCGCGTGGTATGAATTCGAATAGGGGTGCTGCGTTTATTTTCGAGTTACAAAACGGCTCGTACGTGCAGACGCAGATGATACAAGCGAGTAACGGTGAAGCGGCTGATTATTTCGGTACAGCTATAGACATGTCGTACGATGGGAACACGGTGGCCGTCGGTGCACACCACGAATCCGGTCCTTCGAACGCGACGTCCGACTCGGGTGCCGTGTACGTATTCGAAAAATCTGCATCTGGAACGTGGTCGGAAACCGCGATTTTACGCGCGGATAATCTCGGCGCCGGTGATAATCTGGGTGGTAGGGTGAACATATCCGGAAACGGAAAATATATAGTCGCCGGTGCGCGCAATGAGGATACGCCTCATGGTAATGCTGGAAGTGTGTACGTGTTCCGTAAAGATGGAACCACGTGGTCACAAGTCGCGATGTTGAGTAATACTGATACGTCCGGCGGAGATTTGTTCGGTGATAGCGTCGGTATATCCAGTGATGGACAAGTCATCGTGGGTGGTGCGGTTCTCGATGACGTGACGTATACGGATACCGGTAGCGCGTACATATTCAGGGCTTCGTCTACTACACCCGATACGTATTCTATGAACGGAGTTCTAAATCTTAATGGTGTAACCATGTCTAAACCACCAAAGTGTATTCACATAGACGATCATCGCTCGGGGTGTCCTCCCAGCCACGCCGCGAACTCCCCGATCATGCAGTACACGGTGACTACAACCAGAACGGCGTTCATATACGTGACTGTATCAACCATCTTAACTCACACAAGTCGTGCAGATTGTAAGATAATTATTGGAAGTCATTCGCAGCAAAGTCATTTGACGGCATCTGATAATACAAGTTGGAATCCCGTGACCATGACAGCCGGTCACACTGTAGGACCTGGCTCCCATGTCGTGACGTTTCAATGTAGTACGGCAAGTGTTGTCGGTTGTGGGGCTGACTGGGGAGGAATGCAAATATTAGTGTTTGAAACGTAACTCGTGATACGTGGAACACCATTGTTTCCTAGCTTCGTCGACAGTCCACGTGAACCCACCCAATTTCGAGTTGACGGCATTGTGTATATCTACGGTCCATGCAAACAACGCATCTCTGTTTGTCAGATCGATCGGGTACGACTCTTTCATTTTACTACATTCTTCTTTACACACGGGACACGGTAAGACTTTCATGATCAGTTCGTAAAACTGTCTGTACTCTTCCTTGTCCGCGTCAGATGGTACCTCTGGATAACCAATGGCTACTTCGTGTATCGTTCCCCATATGAAGCCGCCCCATTGTTTATTCACCGTATACCTCACGATTTTCTCGTAATTCTTAGAATCAAAAAAATCCATATAATAGTAATGAAAGACCCCTTTATACTCAATTTGGTCCAAAGAACTTTACAGGCTACGGTAGACGTGATGCCTACGACATTCACGTTAGACCCGGACTATGATCGCATAGAATTTGAAGAGGGGTACGAAAAACCTCCGAGAGATGTGTTTTACGCGAAGTACAATTATCTTCTGAACGAGAGTAAATACAAGGAACTTCGTAAAGAGAGAAACAAACGACTCGCGGAATCCGATTACAAGATGCTACCAGATGTCCCCCAAGAAAACCTCGAAGCATGGAAAGTGTATCGCCAGGCCCTCCGCGACCTTCCCTCGGGCACAGAAGATCCCGATAATCCCGTGTGGCCAGTACCACCCACGTGATTTCATCACAAGCAAAAAAACCTCGCTTCATAGTAGACGAAATGCCGATTAACTCACCGACCGGGTTTCTCGACATCACGAACGCCGCGCTCAGAACGTCGAATATCATCACGTCGAATTTACACTTCAGGGGTAGTTCGAACGTTTTCGTCACGACGCATAATGAGTATGAGAAAACACTGGAATTCACACACCCGACCACGGCGTTTACCACCGTCGGGAATGTGGAAGTAGGTGGGACGCTCACCATGGGAAACATCGCGGTGGAGGCTTTACACTCCCTAGAAGCCGTCACGGCCGTGGGAAACACGACGCCGTTGACTGTCGAGTTCTCTAACGCGAACACTGGTATCGTGACTACGGGGAACGTCGAAGTGGGAAAAGACCTCACGGTCACGGGGAACCTAAACGTCACGACTGTGATGTCCGACTCCAACGTCGTCGCCGAGTACACGGGACCCCATGATCGACCCCTGCGGAAGTATCCGGAGGTGGCTTTGACGGCAAATTCTGATAGGGGGTATGTGGCGAGTGCGAGTTCCACAGCCACATACGATACAAATTTACAGCCAAAAAATGCGTTTAACGGTGTTATTTCACCGTCTTCTGGAACTGCTTCATGGCAGTCATCGGACTCGGGATACAGTGGAACGACACCATTCAATTATTTAAATGCTGGTACGCACACAGTTTCTCTTACTGATACCGATGGAACGGTACATTATGGTGATTGGTTATCATTACAAACACCAAATAGAATTAAGGTGAGTTATTACAAAATTCACACACTTAACGATGTGGATAACTATAGACCCGATAGTTTCATTCTATTGGGTAGTAATTCGGAAACCGACGGTACATGGAAGCTTCTCCATACAGAGACTAGTGGCATGACCGACCCGGGACCCGAAGTGTATACTGGTCACGTCAATTCAACCGAGTTTTACACATACCATCGTTTACTGGTAAAAAGTTTAGCCGGTAATGGTGGTGAAGCGTACATAAATGAACTCGAATACTACGGCCACGAAGAGGGCGATGCCTCCCTAGACACCACCCTAAAGTCCGTGTACAACGTGCCGGCGACCACGGGGACCCAGTTGGAGGTCTACTATGATGCGAAGGACTTGACGACGATGCCGGCCACTGTGACGGACCTTTCTCCTAATTCGAATGGTGGTTCTGTGACTGGGGCGACTTTGGATACAACCGATGGTATTGAGTCCTTCAAGTTTGTCACGTCTTCGTCGCAATATATTGAAAAGGTGTTTAGTGGGTACACGCAGAGTACCGAATATTCGGCTTCCGTATGGTTTAAAAGTGATAGTTATACAGCGGATTCCACTATTTTCCAACTGGGCTTAGGAGACCACAGTAACGGATCAGGGATTGGTATGAACATTGAATCTGAAGGACCGCTGAGAGCCTATATTTACGGATACGGTAGTTCTTCACAAGTTTCGACAAGTGTGGATAGTATAGCTACTGGTACATGGTATCACGCAACTGCGACATATTATTCATCTGGTAAAATCGAATTATATATTAACGGAGTTCTAGTTGGTGAGGGGAAAGCAACTCAACTCGGTACAATTAATGCATCGGCACCATTAACTCTTGGTACATACTATTTAAGTAGTACTCGTCAAACACCTTCATTCAGCGGTTCCATCGCGAATTTCCGTCTCTACTCGAAGGCCCTGAACGCCGACCAAGTGAAGGAACTCTACGATTACCAAAAAGACTATTTCTTGGGGTCCAAGTCCCAAGTGACCCTGTATAAAGGACACTTGGGCGTGGGGGTCACCGAACCTTCGGGACAACTCGAGTTGGCGGGAGATGAGCGGATTCAAGAGTATCCTCCGGGTCCTATGGATGATTACGAGACTTTGATTCCGGGTCATGGAGTGTTTACAGCAATTGCGAGTAGTAAGTATACTACCGCCGACACCTTCGTAGCATGGAAAGCGTTCGATAAAACAGAGGGAACGTTTTGGGTAAGCGATGATACTGACACACCAGAAACTTATGACCAAACCACAGGTTTGTACACTGGAACACGTAGATTATCTGAAGAATCGGTATTAGGTGAATATATAATACTGAAATTACCGTACAGCATAAACCTCAAAAGTTTTACTATTGAAGTTAGGTCAACCGAGCTTCTACGGGGACCTAAAAGTGGTATCGTATATGGACGTAAAAACAATAATTGGGAAGTCGTTCACTCGTTTTCAGGTGTGACATATACAACGGCGGTAAGACAAAACATTCAAGTAATAAATCAAAATGAGTATTATAACGAATTTGCTCTTGTAACCACCGCTTTAGCTCCAAATGGTAGTACATATCATAATATCAATTTAGTCGAACTCAAATACTTCGGCACCCCCGGTCCCACGACCCTCGATAAGGGTTCTCTCTCGCTCACACGCAGCCTCGATGTGCCCCGCGTTTCGCGGTACGATGTGGATACGGAAACCCCGAGACCCGAGAAGTTGGTGGTGGATTTCGATACCACCCATGATAATAACGCGGCGGACATATCTGGGAACGGAAATAATGGAATGTTTGAAAATAATCTCGCCTCGTACTCCGCGGCGGAAAGAGCGTTCAATTTTGATGGGAACAATGGAGTCGTACTAACTGGTCCAATTTCCCCCACAATGACTGGTGATAGAATCTGTTCGATGTCGGCTTGGTTCAAAACCACGAACGCATCGACTGCAAACCAGACGATCATGTGGCTAGGTGCGTATGCGAATGGTGGATTATTGTTGGTGTCTGTAACTAACGGAACGTTAAGAATAAGTATCGGTTCTGGGTGTAGCCTTGATGTTGCTGGTGTCATTGAAAGTAATACATGGTATCACGTCGTCGGGATCAAGCAGGGTACCGGTAGTATTACGTCTAGTAACTTTTCGAGTACGTTTAAACTCTATCTAAACGGTGAACCAGTAACCGGTACATTCGGCGGTACGGCGCGTACTTTAAATGTCACTAGCGATTACTGGTTCGTAGGTGCGGGTAATGCATCAGGAAACGAAGCTTTCTCGGGATATATCTCCAACCCTAAACTGTACGACACAATTCTCGAACCCTCCGAGATCCGCAAACTCTACAACTTGGGTCGAACCGGGCGGTCTATGGTCATCACTGATACAGCCGTCGGTATAGGGAAAGCTCCCGAAACACAACTGGACGTGAGAGGATCGGCGGCTATCGCGGGCTACTTAGGAATCGGGACAAAACCCGGTGACTCGTTTGGTGGTGCATTACACGTCGCTGGTCGACACGGAGTAGGTCTCGAAAATTCTACCACTCGTCGATATTTTAAGCACGATACCGGCTTCTCCTCGGGTGGGGGTGGTGCGAGAGGAAGTATCTACGCACTTTACGATATCGTTACATCCAGATACTTTATTGCTACAGGAGGTACTGCATCAGCCTCCGATGAGCGTATAAAGAAAAATATAATCGACGTAGATGATTCGTCAGCTCTCGATACTCTTCGTCTTTTAAAACCTAAAAGGTATGAATATAGAGATACGGTCGAACGTGGCACGGAACCCGTATGGGGTTTCATCGCCCAAGAAGTTCGGGATACACTCCCGTACGCGACACACGAGAGAAGTGATTTCGTACCAAATATTTACCAACTGGCAAACGTTTCAGATTCTAACGTGATTACCTTTTCGGATTTTAATACGTCCGAATTAGAAGATAGTGCAATACTCAAGGTCGTGAGTAGTACTGATGAAGAACACGAAGTGCGAATCATCGAGACCATTGACGATACCACTATACGCGTGAACACAAATCTCGATGGGTGGACAGGTTCGGTCGACGACGAAGGAAACGTCGTATCCGGAAACAAAATATTCGTTTACGGACAAAAGGTTGATGATTTCATATTCGTCAAGAAAGATGCTATATGGACAATAGCGACCGCGGCTCTTCAGGAAGTGGATCGACAACTTCAAGTCGAGCGTGCACGCAACGACACGTTAGAGGCTCGCATCGAAGCACTCGAAAATGCGTCTTAAAAATACTCTCCCTTCATAATAGATATGTCCACGGACGGGTTCCTCAATTTTCGTAACACCAAGAGGGCGACGTTCGTAGGTCCGACCTCGAACATTTCGTTCGACACAATGAACTCTAGTTTAGGTATCGGTGTCACGGGACCGGATCCACCCAGTTCGAACTTATACATCACAGGAAACGCCTACGTGACGTCCGATTTTTCGCTCGGTGGTGTGCTCAAGATGGGTACGGTCAACGTCGTCGCACGTCATACCCTCGAGGCGATCACGGCGACAGGAAACACGTCACCATTCACCATGGAACTCACGAACACCGATACGTCTCTCGTGGCGAGTGGAAATGTAGAGGTGGGTACAGCTAACCTTTTCGTGGATACGACGACCGGTAATGTGGGTATAGGTACGATCAGTCCAACTGATTTATTACATGTCACGGGTGTTGGTCCTAACTCTTCCGGAAATTTCATTGGGATAAATATATCCGATAATCAAGGTTCAAACAGCTCATCTAATTTACCAGCGATTGGTTTCAGTCACAATGGGAACATATTTCGGGGTGGCATTCAGATGGTAGGTACGAACACGAACTTAGAAAAGGATATGATTTTTAGAGTGGGAAGAGATGGAGTTACCGGTGGATTTGATGCACATTCTTTAAGTGACGTCCCAGAACGTATGCGCATAAAAAGAAATGGCAACGTCGGCATAGGAACGTCAGCCCCAAATGAAAAATTAGATGTTTATGGAACCGGTATGCGTATACACGACCCAGCCGCGTCCCCGAAGATAGATTTGTTACGAGGTGGTTCGAGTCGTAACCCGAATACGGATACGTTTGGTGCTTCAGATTACGTGGATTGGCGTATAACTTCCGGACCCAGTTTAAAGTTTCAGCAACAGTATACGGGTGCGAATTCGGGCAACTTGTTAGATGTGATGACGTTAGAGTATAATTCTGGCAACGTCGGCATAGGGACGACGAATCCGGAGAATAGACTTCATTTATACGGTGGTCAAGATTTACTATATTTACAGAAAACGACGAATGGGGGTGGTGTTGGGATAAAATTTACTGACAGAACTTCAGTCGACCAATTCGGATACTTACATTATTACCATCAAGACGCCGAATCATTTGGAACTGGCAATTGTATTAGATTATCATCAAACCAATCCACGGAAACCCTGGCTCTCGGCGGAGCTTTACATGTAGGCGTGGACGGTAAAGATGCTGGAGATGGTGGAAATCATAGAAAAAACTTTTTCATACAGTCGACGTATAATGGGAACACATCCCAAAACTACGGGTGGTGGATGGGTGCACAGGATCAGGGCCTGTCTTCGACTGATAATGACTTCTATTTCAGTGTCGTTAGGAACGGAACGATTAAGGAATGCGCCGCAATAATTGACCAAAATAACTCGACCATTAATTTCACCGGGCAACACAGAACCTTTGTCAAGGATACACCAACCAGTCAACTCGATACTAAGGAGGGTTTAATTGTCAGTGCGGACCAAAACGAATTCGTAAAAATGAGTGGTGGTGTAGCATACGGTAAAGACGCTATAACCATAAACGAATCTTTACCGTTGGTTTCCTTGTCAACAAAATCTAACGACAAAAAGTGTTTCGGTGTCCTATCAACCACCGAAGATCCGGAAACACGGAAAGAGGTACATGGCAATATCGCATCTACCATGAGAAAAGAAGAAGGTGATACCCGCGTATACGTGAACTCTGTAGGTGAAGGTGCTATTTGGGTCGTGAACACCAACGGAGCACTCGAATCGGGTGACTACATCACAACGTCGAACGTCGCCGGGTACGGTATGAAACAAGACGACGATATTTTACACAACTATACAGTCGCGAAGATACTCATGGATTGCGATTTTAACCCAGTCACACAACCGAAACGAATAATCAGAAAAGAATCCAGAATGATTGACTATTGGATTCGGTACGGTGATGTCAAAATAACAGAAGAAGAGTACCAGACTTTACCCGAAACGAAACGTAAAATTGTCGAAGATGTGCACTATAGAATTGACCAGATGGACGTTCGTAAAGAAGACCCCGAAAAGGATACGTTCGTGTATGAACAGAGAGAAGAGATGGTTAATGTGCTCGACGAACACGGTGAGTTTCAGTGGGAAGAAACTGGTGAGACTGAAAAAGCCTATACACTTAGGTACCTCGATGCCGACGGAAACATCACGGACGAGGCGAACGCTGTTCACACTGCAGCCTTCGTCGGGTGTACGTACCATTGTGGTTAAAAAAACCTCCCTTCATAATAGAAATGGCCGAGAACGGTATACTCGAGTATCAGGGGATGAACCAAGCCATCTACCGCGGGGCGACCTCGAATATCGTCGTCGACACGCAGAGTATGAGCATAGAAATCGGGGCTGGAAATACGAGCCATACGTCTAATTTACACATCGAGTGTGACCACGACGCGAACGTCGCTTCGATTAAGCTCAACTCCAATGTGGTCACGGAGTTTAGTCGGTCTAAAAAGCTCATCAAGTATCCGAGGGTGGCTTTAACCCAAAACGCTTTGAACAGTGGATACACAGTCATTCAATCCGGAACGAATGCCAATGAACACAGAAAAGCGTGGTCTTTATTTAACAATGATGTGACGACAGACGATCAATATCATGCAGTACCCCAATCCGGGGAGAGTAATCCGTATAATCCTAGCACGGGTGCGTACGAACCGGATGCTGGTTATGAAGATGGTCTAGGAGATGTGGCGGGTGAATATGTCTATGTTGTGATGCCGGATAAGATAAAATTACAAGGAGTTAGTGTCCATCCTCGAGATGGCGTTTTAAACAGAAGTGCCGAATCTGCGCGTTTCATGGGTTCGAATGATGGAACTACCTGGATTGATTTAGGAGGATACGCTAATTATGTATGGGCATCTGGAAGTCAAGAACCCGGAAACTTTTTTGAGGTCGACTCCGATGGATATTATAATTACATTGGCGTGGTTTGGACGAAGGTAAAAGGTGGTTCGGGTGGTGATACGGTAAACATGGCCGAAGTCCAATTTTTCGGCCTTCCCGAATACGACGCCGAGGCTCATGGGACCGATGTGAAGGTCACCTCCTACCCCAACGTGCCCAACACGGATTGGTTGAAGGTCTATTATGATGCGAAGGACCTGGCGGACGGGGCTGTGACGTCCGTTGATGACCTCACTCCAAGTGGTGCAAATGACGGAACAGCGACGAATGTTACTGTTTCCGATGGAGCTTTTGTGTTTAACGGCACATCTTCTCTCCTAGAATCGTCTACAACTATCACAAATTCGACCGGTGACATACCTCACACGTTTTCGTTATGGGTTAAGCCATCGGGAGGTGATTTAGATGATACGGGTAATCATTACTTAATCGTTTACGGTACAGAATTGGATACCGGTAAATGGTCTGGTATAAGTATATCAAATACACGGTTCGCGTCCGTGATACACGCATCTGTTGTTCGTTTTGGCCCCGAAATACGAGTAGGTGAGTGGTACCATATTGTTCTGAATTACAAGAGTGGTGGTATTCACAATTCGGACAGGTTTGACTTCTTTATAAATGGTTCGCGAATAAACACTTCGGCACTTTCTACGGCCGGGTCACAAGCTGGTAGTGCAACTCTTAATTTGAGTTCACCCGCTAAACTCGTTTTAGGAGGATTATTCAATGGTTCGGAACGGAGTAGTAGTACAATCGCAAACGCTCGCCTCTTCAATCGAGTCCTGACCCCTGACGAAATCTACCAACTTTACGCCTACCAAAAAGAGTATTTCGGGCATGGAGATCTCTCCATGACTCTCAAGGCGGGTCGTTTGTATGTGAATGGAGATATATACGCGAATGGTGGTCGAGTGTGGCCCATACCTAATGCAGTCTTCCAAAGACTTACTCCATCGACGACAGGTTCGTCCGCCTATTACACGAATAACATTGGTACACATTACGTGACCTTTGATACTATTTATCTAAACGACGATTCCAGAACAATACAATTTTCTCCTTCATCTACCGATATAACTTTAAATAGAACGGGTGTGTATGAAATTATCACACAATCAGCTTTAGCATTGCAGAATGCGAGTACGGCGACTCACGCGGCTATCGAAATTAATATACTAAGTGGTGGAGCTATGAATAATGACCAATATGGATACGCAACATTCCCAACAATGGGGTACGGTGCAATTTATAATACTTCTATGACTCACAAAATCACAGTCACAAGTGCTCCAGCTATCGTGGCTTATTACATACAACCACGTGCTAATAGTGGTAGTTACTTGAGGGAAACGGCCTATGGTCCTAACAATGTGTTGCACAGTATAGACATAAAATATCTCGGTTAAGTGACTCCTTCACTTAAAAAAACCTCCCTTCATAGTAGACATGTCGCTCAATAGTCCCGATAGCTATCTCGATATTCACGATGCGAATCTCAGGATAGGTGGTGACGTCGAAGCGCAAGCCATCAAACTCGCACAGATTGAAATCATCTCTAACGCGACGACGACCTCGACCGTTCAGTTCAACAACGCCACGAAATCGTTCGATGCCGCCTCGAACATAGAAGTGGGTACCGCGAACCTCTTCGTGGATACGACGACCAGTATGGTTGGGATCGGGACGAACGCACCCGCGTACACGTTAGACGTCGACGGTGACATAAACTTCACGGGTTCGTTCAATCAGAACGGGTCCGCGTTCGTCTCTACACCGTGGACCATCGAGACGGGGCCGAGTGCACTCAGTTACACGGCTGGAAACGTCGGGATCGGCGCCGCCAGTCCAGACGCGACACTCCACGTGACCGGGAACGCCTACATTTCTTCCGAATTGACGACCAATAGTAACATTAGTGCTGGATACAATCAAACTACAACGTCGTATTTCGGTAAAGCGGCCATAGGTAACGATGGGTATCATACGGCTAATGCCGCATTTGCACACATTACTAAAATGGGACAAAATGACTATGCACTCAAGCAGAATGGGAGTGGTAGAACAGATATTAACTCTGCATCTGGTCAGGATATTTTGTTTAAAAATATGGATACCGAAAAAGCTAAAATCACGTCAACGGGTAATTTTGTCGTCAACACCGATACACTCGTCGTAAATGCGACGAACTCGAGGGTGGGTATTGGGACGTCGACCGATCCGCTTTCTAAATTACAAATACACGAAGGGGACGGTGAAGGGACTCATCGAACTTTGACATGGTCGTCCACGAGAAGTGATGCGACTAAACCTTTGCTGGGGTATCTGGGAACAACTGCTTCGGGGGCGTATGCGTCTGGTGGCTTGGGGCTTTTTAAGAATACACTAGTGGGAGGCACTGAAGATGAAACAGTTCGTATACAAGCAAACGGTGATACATGGTTCAATGGTGGAGATGTCGGCATAGGGACGAATAATCCAGGTGTTAAATTACACGTGAACGGAAGTATGACGGTAGTAAATTTACCAAGGTGGCGTGCTAATTTTGCTGGTACCGCTGGTGATATACTTAGCCTTGGTACAGTAATATGGCCTAATGTAGATGATGATAACAGGAGTGGTTATGATACAACGACCGGGTTATACACTGTACAAGAAGCTGGACATTATTTCGTATACTGTCATATGTTTACAGACGCGGGTGACTCTGACGTCGAAATTGCGTTTAGGATAAATGGATCTGACGCTATAAACGATGTTGGTGCAGCTTTCTCTCGTGCGGGCGAATCAGAGGGTTATACAAACCTTGTATTGATGAGTAATCTTGATCTCAACGTAAATGATACGATCGGAGTTACGATAAGAATGACGGGTGTTCATTATAATAGCCGCGGTGTATCTTATTTTGGTGGGTACAAAATATGTTAATTTAAATATTACCTTATCATAAATGAGCTTTATTAACTGCACATCAAATTTTACTGTAAACGAAGATGGCTCATCAACTTTTACAATAAATATGGATGATGTCACCACGAAGTGTATGCAAAGTTTTACTCCAGACCCAGACTTCTGGATACGTAATGCTGTACGCACTAGAGCGCGCATCGAAGGTGAACGCATTTATAAATCCGAAATGGAACGCCACCTCGAAGCTGGTACGATGCCCACGAACCCGACAAAACAGAGTCTCATTCAAAACTATACCATTCCAGAACCCGAGACTCAAACCGGACCCTAAACACATTTCCTCCAAAGTGGACCGCCTCCCACTTTGTAAGAAAATAGTCTCCCATAATAATAGATGTCGTTCGAGTCGAACGTCGATAATCTAGAGATAAGAAACGCCGACAAGATCACGTTCGTCGGTCCTTCGACGAGTACCGTGGTCGACACAGTCAACGGACGCGTGGGTATCGGTACGAATGTGCCGTCGCACGCACTAGATCTTAAAGGAACACTCAATTTCCAGCCGACGAGTAACACTGCCCATGTCAGATACGACTCTAACGTGGTCACGGAGTTCAATAGGTCTAAGAACGTGTTCAAGTACCCAAAAGTTATATTAACCG